AGGATACTGGAACACAGGAGACTGGAACACAGGATACTGGAACACAGGAAACTGGAACACAGGATACTGGAACACAGGAAACAGTAACACAGGATACTGGAACACAGGAAACAAGAACACAGGAAACAGTAACACAGGATACAAGAACACAGGAAACAAGAACACAGGAAACAGTAACACAGGATACTGGAACACGGGAGACTGGAACACAGGAAACAAGAACACAGGAAACTGGAACACTTCTAGTTTTAATACAGGATTTTTTAACACAGAAAAGATTGAAAAAATAAAAGTTTTCAATAAAACGTGTAATAAAAAAGAATGGGATAATTGTAATAAGCCAAATTTTATTTATTTTGATATTAATGAAAAGATTGGTTATAAAAAATCATTCATTGAATCATTCAAAAAAGCTAACAAAGATGATATTAAATTATTGTTAGAATTGCCAAACTTCGATTATAAAGTTTTTGAGGATATAAGCGGCATAACTAAATCAATGATTAATAGGAGGATTAAATGAAATTAAAAGAAAGAATAATAATTAATGTGTCATTTTGGTTAATGTTATGTTTTGCTTATTTATGGGTTGCATCAAGAACAGGAGAAATTGAGACATCTATGACAATCACACTATTAATATTGATGCTCGGAACACCAATGATAAATAGTGACTTGTTCACAAAGAAAGACAATCAAGACAATCATACTGGTCTACCACAGGGTGAGGTCGGCATCCCAAGTCACAAGAGTTCTGCGAAGACCAGAGGAACAACCGACCAAATTAAAGACAATGGAGAAGAAGATGAAGGAGAGAAAGATGGTAGTTAAAAGTGATAGTTTTGAATTATATATTCTAGACAGTATCGAAGAAGTCAGAAGAATGATACAGGTTTGTGAAGGTGGACATAAACAACAAATTGCTTATAGTTCATATCATGATTCACTAACTCAAATTTGTTTTGACTGTAGGACAATTAGAACAAATTGTAAAGAGTTCGCCAAGAAGGAGATTGAAGAATGAGAGACGAAATTATTTTAAAAAAAAAGTATGAAGGATTAAAGTTTGATATTAAATATCCAGTATTAGACATAGGTGGAGCAGATGGTGCATTTCTTAGAACACAGGGAGTTATTAAAGCAGATATTATAGATCTAGGTTGTCATAATAATAAATTCAATTATATAAAAAAGGATATAACAAGAAAATTAAACATAAAAGATAAATATAAAACTATATTCATAATGGAAACTCTAGAACATATAAAAAATCCTCTTTACTTAATTTCTCAAGTTTTTGATTTATTAGAAGATGATGGCAAATTATTTATTTCTATTCCATTTACTGAAATAGCTGAGGGGCATCATCATGTTAATAGATGGACAAAAAAACAAATATTAAGAGAATTAAGCCAATGTGGTTTTAGTGCAGAAGTAATACAAAAACGTAAAAGATTCAAAGGTTTGGGTTTTTTCCTGCCGCATTGTTGGTTGGTAATTAGGGCAAAGAAGAGATTAAACAATAAGGGCGGAGATTGGAATAATTAAACAGGGCTTATTGGAACTATGGCACGAATATGAGGGTTAGTAATTGAATCAAAATCAACAAAAGAGTCAAAATGAGAAAAGAGGTAATAGAAAAGCTTAACATAAGGGAATTGATTGAAGAAGCAGAAGAGGGAGATTGTTTATTTGTTGATGAATTTATGGATAAATATAAAATAGTTAGGGGAGAAGGTTTTTCTTATTATTTTCATAGATTTCTTATAGATTATAGAAAAAAAATTTTACGAAATAGAAATTCAATTAGAAGAAGGCACGTTGAAAGGCATATAAGAAAAGTAAAAGAGGCAGTCAAAAGATTAAGGCTTCGAAATTGAGTCAAATTAAGAACACCAGCTAAAACTATTATCTTTAGAACATAATTCAGACTCTAGGGTATTCTGCCTTTCTTCTAATTTTGCAACTTTCCATAAAGTTAAAGTCTCTAATGCTCTACTGGTATGTGCGATTGCAGCAATATCGTAACTTCCATAATCACTCTTCTCATAATCGAATAAGATTGTATCGCTAAGTTTACCCTCTTCTGTTAATATCATATCCTTCATATTCTGGTATGATTTGTATTTAAGGTTATTATAAAAGTTCTCTACTTTTATTAAAGTCAAAGGATCTTTGGTTGTATTAGTTATATACTCTTCGGATATTATCCCCTTATTAAATTGTGTATAGTTTTCTAAAAGATCAACGTTATCGTTTATATCAACCATAGTAGCTTTAATATCTGTTAAAAGTTGCCCCTGGCTTGTTCCTTTAACTAAGTAAGTTGAACATTCAACTTCTGTTAATTCAATATATTGTTCATTACTAAAATTTGCAAAATACTTATTTGTAGACTCATTCTGCTTAACATAAAAACAATAATTCTCGGTTATTGTTTGTGTACCATTAAACCATTCAACATCATAACACCATTGATAAATTCCTGTTCCCTCATCCCAACAATCACTCTCGTTTCTTATTTTTGAATAAACATCGTAAAGTATTGTGTCTTCGGTAAAACCCTCTAAAGTATTATCACTTGTTGCATTATGCGTATGAGTTATAAAATCATGAGCCTCTAATGTTGCCCAACCAGTAATATTAACAAAATGGAAGCTTGCGCCAGTAGTAACAGTCGTAAGATTGAAAACCTGATTACTTCCATCGAACCTCATCCTAAAATCGTTAGAATCACCCTGAATAAAATAATTAACATCACTCAACATTTGAGTGTTGCCTTGTAGTTGTATCTCGTTGCCTGTTCCCGGCTGTAATTCTAGGTCATGGTTTACTGACTTTATTCTAGTTGTTCCCCCCCCGGGATTTGACTGTGCTAATAATTCCATTTCTTCGTTACCACCCGATGTTACTGTTAATGTTGCGTCTTCTGGTACTGGTGTTATCCTTAATTCAACGAATGGATCATTAGTATTATTACTTGTTGTAGCGAAAGTATAAAAAGTGCTCCCAAAACCACTATAGTCGTTTTTGAACATAAGATGAGTGACTGTTGTTGAATCCCCGATCGTAATATTTACATTGTTTTGTTTTAGGTTCAGTGCCTCGTTTAGAGTAAGGTTTAATGACTGGAATGTTACATTATCGGAAGTATTCAATGACTGGTTGAAAGGATTACCTCCTCCTTCTCCTATACAACCATTAGAATCGCAGATTAGGCCAGTAGAATTTATATTACCAGAGCCGTTAATATAATATGAACCATAATTCCAGTTACCTGTTAAATTTCTTGTTCCTTCCCTTAATAAATAATTAGACTCATTATACTCCGTTGCTAATCCCAAACTATCAAATCCAGCCAGAGTAGAGGCGGTTCCTGAATGACCAGAACTTTGCCAATCAAGTCCAGCAAGATTACCATGATCTGAGGGTGCTGCACCAGGTTGTAATTCTGAGGTTCTCCAATCAACATAATTTTCTCCTAATTCGGTGCTTCTTATTCTAGCTTTTACAGAATTTGAGTATGCGTTCCTTGTTTGAAAGATTATTGTTCCAAGCGGTATTAATTCTGGCGAGGGATAATTTGTTATTATCGTCGAAATTTCTGTTTCTGCGCCAGCTCTCGCTTGACTAATCGTCTGATAATCTCCTTGTCCAATGAATGCAACAACAGGATCAACCTTAGAATTTGTCGCGAAAACATGACATAAAACATAATCAGTATTATCAACAGTCTTTAATTGCCATTCGGAGCCAGTAAATTCATTCCATACTAGACGGCCAGACACTCCAACTCCAGCTGCAATGTCTGTTAATACGCTAAAGCCTGTCTGATTTTTCCTTCTCAAATCAGCACCTGATCCATTAAGGTATAATATTGGTAATCCAGTAGTTGAAGAAATAGAACTAATAATATTAATCAAATCTTCGTCAGTAATAGTACCAGAATCGACACCGAATTGTGCATGAGTATCATCATTGCCGCTTTCATCTGGAAGAATACTATTAAGTGCTAGTCCATTTAGCCATTGTGATCCTTTTGTAAAATGTAAAAAAGTATGAGTATCAGAACTCATAATATGTCCATGTCGCTCATCCCCAATAATTACCGCCTCTTCATCGTTGGCATTCCAATAAATCATAGAAACAAGAACCTTTTCCCTTATTATTGTTGACTGTTGTCCATTGCTTGGGTCTTTTGTGTATGTTAAATTGCCTAGATCAAAATATAACCAAAATGTTCCTTCCTCGTTTGGAATTTGTAAGTCTTGTGATTCATTAAATAAATATTTAAAGCCATTCTGCCAAACATAAAATGTATCATAACCACCGCCACTGTTTGGAGCAAGACTAAAACTACGATTAGAATCGTAAAAAGATGCGTCGCTTTGTTTTATTTGAGCATTTTGCTCAGGAAAACCGGTGGCATCATTAAGATCGTTTGGGGAAACAAGCATAGCATTTCTTGCGCAAATTTCTCCATCAGTAACCCCAACTTTGCAAACTATCCCTAATATTACTATATAATCGCCGCCAGTTGGTCTTGTTGTTGTCCATGATCCGTTTATTGTTGGATGAAGATAAACAGTATCACCGACGTTTGCCATACTTGTATTAATACCCCTAACCCTTCCCCTAGTTACTGCAATACCTTCAGTCCCATTAGCAATATCCATCGTAAGAAAACCAATAGTTTTCTCTGAAATGTTCTGATCCCTAGAATAAGCTAAACCTATTGTTGGTCTATCGTTCTCGTTCGAATCCCAATATATTACTTCTCCGTTATCTAAAGTAAAACCAATAGAATTATAAACTATTTCATAATCTTCTTGGCCTACTTGATTAACCGGCCCAAGACCAGTTGGAACATCTATAGTATAATCATTAGAATTCCATGAAATGTTTTGACCATTAAAAAATCCTATATTGTCAACATCTATTATGTCATTATCGTTCATATACAAGTTACCATCAAGCAAAATATCCGAATCGAAGCTATAATTATTTGCTAATTGAAATATCATCTGATCTTCGGATATATCGTATAATATTTGCGCGAAGTTTGCTCCTGCCTGGTCGGTGAATAAAAGAGCAACATTTCCAGCACCGCCTATTGTTGGATCTGTTATAATTAATCCGCCTTCTATAAGACCAAAGTTTCCGTATTGCATTGTCGGCTTTAAAATTGGATAATCTGCACCGAAAATGTTTATTGTAGTCAAGTTCCAGTAAGAAGATGAAGTACCAAAATTTGATCCAGAATTACCGTCTATTATTCCTGTCGTAGTCAAATCAAAGCTGCCAGACTTTGATCCATTGATTTCTGTCTGGTCGGTGAATATCTGCCAGAAGTCGGTGGAGTTCAAGTCTCCTCCGCCTCCGTTAGTAGTAGACTCGGATATGAAGTTTATACCAAGAACACTATCAGAATCTGTCCCTAGAGAAACATCAAGACTAGAAGAAACAAGGTTTAAATTTATTAGAATTAATGCAAAAGCTATAAAATAAAATTTTCTCACCATCTTATATTAAAGTAAAATATATATATAAATATTACATTTATTTTACTTTTTCATCTTTTTCTTGTAGTTAAGGTATCTTTTGAAAGCTTTGCCCACTTCTGCTTTAGTAAACCAATGTTTTCTACCGCCAGCGATTACCTGAACATAATTATTTTTATTCATTTTTACCTCCTTTTTATGCTTTTTAAAGATTTCTATATTTATTATTCCGTACATTTCAGTAAATACCTCCCCTATTTTTATTACTATTATTATTATTGAAACCGAATAATCTTATCTTATTTTTAGTAGAAGGATGCTCCTTCTTAAGATGCCGTGCTAAGTATGCAACATACTCTTTATTGCCAGTTATTACTATTTTTGCCATTTTTTTTCGTTTTAATTTTAACTGCCTTAAATGGTTTTCTTGGAAGCCTTTGTTTTACGTCTAAAGCCTTAAAGCCTAAGCCTTTAGAGAATTTATATTTAACCCAAGCATTAATTCTAGGATTAAAAGACTGATATACTGGCATTTTATAATTTTATCCAGTTATATTTCCTTGATTCCTTATTAAGTTTTTTTGCTGCTTGAGCAGTTCTGCCCTTAGAATCTAGGCTTTTACCTGTAAGAATACACCCAAAGCCTGGAATTGTATCACAAGCCGCATCGTCAATCTTTCTTGTTCGCATCATATTGTTGGCCTCCTATATTTATTTGGTAAGAAGAATTTACGCGTACCAAAACCTTCTGCTCCGAACATTGAAGAAGTATTAGAATTTCTTGGCCTTGTAACTGGAAAATCTGATCCATCGAAGAACTGACCAGGTCTATCAAGAAGAATTGGCCTGGAAACAGAACCACCGAACATAGAATTAAGAAGTTGCTGCTCGCTAGATAATATTGTCCTACT